ACCTGAGCCGGCCGGAGAGAGTGCGGACGAAGCCGTTTTCGCGGGCGAAGTCGATCGTGCGATCGATGTAATCTCGGACGGCGGGGTATTTTTCGAAGTAGTTTTTGATCAAGTCGTTGGCTTCATTGCGGGGAATGTTCAGTCGCTGTTGTAAACCGAACGCCGAGATCCCGTAGATAATCCCAAAATTGACGGACTTGGCTTTGTCTCGCATTTCTCGTGTGACTTCTTCCAGGCCAACCTTGTAGACCTTCGAGGCGGTGACACAATGAATGTCCGTGCCACTGATGAAGGCCTCGATCATGGACTCATCGGCACTGAGTTCCGCCATGATTCGCAATTCGATTTGCGAGTAGTCGGCGGCCAAGATTAGATGTTCGTCGTCGCGGGCCACAAATGCCGCACGGATTTCTTTACCGCGTTCTTTACGAATCGGAATCGTCTGCAGGTTGGGATTGTTGGATTAAGGGGTCAAGAGGTGGCGGCCCAAGTGTGGCTGAAAAGTTTACCGAAGCATCAGGGGGCAGACTTGTCTTGCAAAAAGAAAACCGTGACCGAGTGAGTGGTGCCAACCAAGTACGTGACTACGTTGCGCTCAATCCCAAGACGAATAAACCCAAGCTCTTTATCTTCAAAACCTGTCCATTGACCTTTGACACCCTGACGCGCATGACTCATGATTCCAAAAATCCAGAGGATGTGTTAAAAGTAGATGCTATAGACGGCGATCCTTGGACCGGCGATGAGATGTACGATTGCTTACGCATGGCACTTATGAATAGACCACGTGTTGCAGTTCGGCCTGTCGAGGACACACCAAAAAGGCGGGATTATTTTGAAAGATTCGACAAAGCGGCCAATGACGGCGGCTGGACGACGGTGTAATGCCAACTAGCCTAGCCCTTGAGCAAGCCCCGGTTACCAGCAATGCTGATGACATGCGCTTAGCACGTTGGCGCAGTGAATTTGCCCAAGATTTTAGAGCGTTCGCTCAGTGGTTACCCAAAAAACAAGAAGCTGAAGATTTTTACGATGGCAAACAGTGGACGGCTAAAGAAATCGCTAAGCTTGAGGCGCGCCGGCAGCCAATTGTTGTCATAAATCTTATAAAGCCTCGTATTGACGGAGTCATTGGCGACTTTCTTGGGCGACGAGTCATGACGAGAGCCATTGACCGGGGGAGTGGTGACTTTGAGACGGCTAAATTCGTCACAGAAGCGCTGCGTTACGTCGAGATTCAAAATCGCTTTGATGATCAAGAGGAAAAGGTTGCCAGTGATCAGTTTGTAGGTGGCCAAGGCTGGTATAAGGCAAACCTTGAGTTTGATTTTCTTGAGCCCGAAATAATTATAAGCCACCGGAATAATGACGACATTGTAGTTGACCGCAATTGCCGTAGGCGTGATCTTAAAGATGCCAAACGCTTGTATGAAACCGTTTGGGTTGAGGTCGAGGACTTGGTTGAGCTTTACCCCGACTTCGAGCAGGAAATCCGCAATGCATCTGCCCAGGAATCACAGCAAGGCGTGCTGGGTGAGCAGCATATTACTAAGCGCATTGGCGACCAGTATGCAGAGGGCAATAACACGCCGAGCGGCGCTACCGGGTTTGACTTTCAGATTTTCAATGACCCTAAACGTAAGCGTGTGCGGGTTATTAACATTTGGGAGCGCATCCAAAAGCGTGTGTTATTCGCTTTTCACCCCGACATTGAGGGCACAGTTACGGAAGTCACGGATTTCTCACCTGAGGACATGGCCGCATTAAAAGCAAACTATCCTGGCGTGCAATTCTACATTCGCAAAAACTGGCAGCTCAACAGCGGGATTTTCATTGTTAATAAAATCTTAGAGTTTCGAGAGGACGTGCGCCCCCATGATAGTGAGGGCAAATTCCCGTTTGCTCGTGCGGTAGGTCATTTCGATAAGCGCGACAACATGCCCTACGGCTTAGCGCGTCAATACATTGACCCGCAGCGTGAGTATAACAAACGACGCTCAAAGCTGTTGCACAAGAGCAACGTTAACCGTGTTATTGCGGATCAGGGAGCCGTTGAGGATAAAGAAGAGGCGAGGCGAGAGGTTAACCGGCCTGACGGCTACGTTGAAAAGCGTCAAGGTTATGAGTTCACGGTCGACAATAGCGAGCCAGCTCAGGCCGATGTCTACATGCTGGAACTTGCACAGGCTGAGATTGAGCGCAGTGGTGTGTCGCGTGAGTTCATCGGTCAGGAAAACAAAGTTTTAAGTGGTCGAGCGATTAATTTGCGGCAGCTTGATGGCCAAAAAATGTTGCGTCCATTTTATGCCGGATTACGTGCCGCAAGGCGTGACATTTTCTCGATTGTTTTAGAAGAAATCCAACAATATTGGACATCTGAGAAGCTTATTAAAATAACAGATGATCCTGACGCGCAGGGTGTAATCTTGAATCAACGGGTAACCGATCCTGACACCGGGGAGGCGGTAATTATCAATGACTTGCGTTTGGGCAAGTATGATATTACCATTGACGAAAGTGCTGAAACTCCTAACCAACGTCAGGAGAATTTCAGAATCTTGGCCGACCTCATGCCGGCAATAACTCAATCGGGGCAACCATTCCCGGTTGAGGAGCTAATTGAGGCGAGCGATTTGCCGAATAAGCGCAAGTTGATCGAAAAGATCACTGCCGAAAAACAACGGCAACTTGAGATTGCGCAAGCGCAACTTATCGCTCAGGCTAACCAGGCGGGTGCCGCGCCTTAAAATCCGGGCTTTACCGTGCCGCCAACGTTATGGGCGGTTGATTCGTCAGATAAGACGTAAAAATCAGGGAGCAATATGTCAGGTTGGACTGAGGAGCCAGTAGAGCAAAAAGCTGAAGTCGAAAACGAGCAACCCGAAGGCGAGGGCGCTGCATCTGAAGAGGGTGGCGAAAAAGCTGAAGGTGAAGAGCAGCCCGAAGGCACTGATGAAGGTGGCGAGGCTGAAGGCGGAGAACAAGGTGACGGCGATGAACCGTTAATCTCTGAATCCGAAGCTCAAGCTCGAATTGGTCGTGTGGCGAAGGGAATCCGCGAAAGTCAGCGGAGTAAGATCGACGCCCGTGACCAAAGGATCTCTGACCTAGAGGCTGAAAATCAACGCCTCAAAAGTCAGGGGGACCAATCACAAGGTTGGGATGACGACAGTGATAGCGATACAACTCCGAAACCAAAAACGCAGCCGGACGCTGGGGCTAGTGAGGTAGACCTCAAAATTCAGGAAGCGTTTTTAAAGCGGGAATTTGCTAAGGCTTACCGGCAACATGGTGAGGCTTGGAATAACGCCTGCTTATTAGTCGAACAAGACCCCGCTCTCGTGGCAAAAATACAGTGGGCTGACGACCCGGCCAAAATGGTCATGGAGGAAGCCGAGCATATTGCTGAAGAGCAAGAGCTTGGCGGTGACCGTAAAGCGCGTGAGGAGAAAAAAATCCAAGAACGCGTGGCCGCTGAACGCAAAAAGTGGGAAGCGGAAATGGCCGAGAAGTTTAAAGCCCGCAATAATCAACCGACGGATCTCGGAACGGTTCGAGTGGCGGGTGGCAATGAAGTACCGAAATCGGTACAGGAATCCTGGACAACAGGTAAAAATCCATTGCCTAAATAATCCATCCATTGCCCTTTCGAGATCAATGAAAGGGCATAGATCATGGCTGATTCTACAGTCGCGACCGGCGATGCAGTAACCGCTGAACAATTTATGTCCGATACGTTTATGCAGTATCGTGACAAACTTGTTTTGCGGCCATTCATGGGCGCGGGACCAGAATTCCCAATTCATGTAAATCAAAACCTTAACAAAATGCGTGGCGATGCGATCACGTTTAACCTAGTTGGTGCCTTGACGGGTTCCGGCGTAACCGGGGCCTCAACGCTTGAGGGCAATGAGGAACAGCAGAATTACTACGGACAGCGCCTTGTTATCGATCAGTTGCGTAATGCGGTTCGCGTTCCGTGGACGAGCGAAATGCGCACCATGTTCGATCAAATGGCCGCCGGCCGTGGAAATCTAACCACATGGTTAGCCCAAGAAATCGAAAATGATTTCTTTCAGCAGATGTCGGCAATCATCACGGGCGCTGCAACGCAGGTGCTCTACGGTGCTGCTAGTGAGGCTCAAAAGGACCAGTGGTCGGATGATAACGAGGACCGGGTGCTTTACGGCGCTGCTACCTCAAACCTTGATGGTTCAGGCGGTAGCGGATCGAGCGGTAACGACAACTCTGATTCATTGCTGACCATCGATACGACAAACGACCAGCTCACGACGAATCAAATCAGCTTGGCTAAGCGGTTGGCGCAACTTGCCGACCCTAAGATTCGTCCCATTCGTATCGAGGGTGGTGAAGAGTATTATGTTATGTTCGCTCATAACTATTGCATTCGTGATCTCAAAAACAGCACAGCATGGCAGCAAGCACAGCGTGAGGCTATGCAGCGTGGGCGTAACAACCCGATTTTCACCGGCATGGCTGGAATTTGGGATGGCGTCATCGTTAAAGAGTCTCCAAAAGTGCTGCTTTTAAGCGGTGTTGGTGCCTCTACGAGTGATGTCGCGATGAACTCGCTTTGTGGTGCTCAGGCGATGCTTTTCGCCCAGGGGGCGACGCCTGGTGGTTTCGTTGTCGATATGGTTCGCGAGGACTTCGACTATGGCGACAAAAAGGGTGTAGCGATTCGCTCGGTTCATGAAATCTCGAAAGCCCGTTTTATCACCAACGACACTAACCCCTGCCAGCACGGCATCGTAACCGTGTTCAGCTCAGCTGCGGCAGACTAAGAAAGGAGGTAAAACATGGGTTTTCAAGATAAAAATTACCAATTTCAAATTGTTGACGCGCTGACCAAAGAGGCGATTACTTCTGGCGTTTCGGTGTACGTTTATGATAACGGCACCAGAACGTTGTCCACGGTATATAGCAATGCTGTGCGTGGGTCGTTTACAAATCCGGTGACGTTTTCGGCATTCAGCAACTTTGTTGAATTCTGGTCGTCAGCAGCATCACACGACATTTTTGTCGCCGACAATCTTGGCAACGTGCGTAAGTACATCGGCGTTACCCCAAACGTTCACACGATCGAGCTAGATCGCTCAGGGGTGAACAAGTGTTTCGTGTTCCCGTTTGCAGCAAATGCAGCCGAAACCGACACGGGTCTGGATTTTCCGCTGGATGTGTGGATTTACAGCGCCATGATTGAAGTGATCACGGCTGACAGTGGCCAAACCATTGATGTCGGTTTGTTAAGTTCGGAAACGGCTGGCGATGCAGACGGCATTCTTGCCGCCGTGACGTTAGCCAATACCGGATTCGTGACACCATTCAGCGTTACCGTGGGGTCTAGTGAAAACTTTATCGCTAGTCCTTATTGGGGTGCGCTGATGGGCGTTGGCTCCGCTGGTACGGATGCGGCAAACGATTTCGGTCAGCCAGGTGGCCATGGCCATATCGTCACCGGGTCTAATGCTAGATCATTGGTTTACGATGGTTCGACATCGATTGATACCGGCGTGGGCTACGGCTACGTTTTCTTTAGGCACTTGCGCTAAAGTAGGGGGATAATGAGGGGGGGTCAATTTAGGCCCCCCTTGTTTGAAGAAAGGACGTCATGTCAAAAGTAAGAATTCGATACATAGGTAACTCTGAAATCCTGACGCAATATTTCCCTATTGGTCTTGGTCGAAATAAAGGCAAGCGCATGGATTTCTATCGTGGTGACGTGAAGGAAATTGATGCCGCAGATGCAGAGAAGTTGTTACGGCTTAATCAACAGGCCATGCCTGAAAGCGATTTAAGTGCTGAAGATCAGTCGCTCATGGGTGCCGGCCACCCAGCCTACCAGAAAACAACCATTGAAAAACTTGTCAAAGTCCCGAGGCTTGATGATCTCAAGCAACCGATGAAAGACGAGGACGGCAAGATTATCTACGACCGCATGAAACGTGAAATCCCCGCAGTCATTCGTCAGGCAAATTTCATTAAAGCTGATGCGCTTGAAGCCTGGGAAAAGGGTTTAAAACCTGCCTCAGTTGTGAGTGAAAAACGCGAAGAGGTACAAACTGCGTCATTGGTTGATGCGCCTAAGCGCGAGGAAGCCCCGGGGCCAAAGCCTAAAAAGCGGGGTCGACCGGCAAAATCGGGGGCACGGGCTTAATTGGCAATAGGCACGACAGCGGATGCGGATCTAACCCGCAATGAGCTTATTGAGCTGGCACTAGGTAATTGCGGCGTCGAGGAACCTAGCAATGATGATTACGTGCTTGGCGCCAAGGTGCTTAACACGATTATTCGCAAGCTTGACCCGCTGGGAAAATGGCTACATGCGACGGATATCACCGAGAGCACGCTGACGCTTATTTCCGCACAGCAAAGCTACACTACTGGAGCAACGGCTAACGACATTGCTACAAACATCGCCGAAATCGATTACATTGCGATTTTTATCGGCTCCGATCGTGATCCGCCGCTGCGAAAATTGACGAAAAATGAGTTTGTGCGTTCGCCACTAAAAAATGAGGATAATTCGCAGCCCATTGCGTTCTATTTGGAGCGCAAGAAATTGTTGACCGATAACGTGCTGTGGTTTTTACCCACGCCAAATAGCTCGTACAGCTGTGTTTATAACTATCGGCGTCCGATCTATGACTTCGATGGCCCCACGGACAACCCTGACATGCCGACAGAGTTTAATGATGCGCTCATTAGCTTACTGGCTGCTAAATTGGGTTATCGATATGGATTGACCCCCGCCGAGAGGCAGGAGCTCCGTCAGGAGGGCACATTTGATTTCATCACGACGCGCTCAGCGCTTGATAAGAGCTTAGGCGAAGGTCCAGTGGAAACGGAGTATTTCTGATGGCTACAAAGCATTATGAAAACGGCATCGTAAGTTCGAGCGCTGGTGGTGACACTGATTTAGGTACCGATATCTTTGTTACCGGTGACGTGTTCTGGGTTGATAGTGTCAATGGCAATGATAGCAACGCCGGCACGAATCGCACTGCGCCAAAGGCGACATTATCGAGTGCCATTAGCGCGGCGGCTGCCAACAATGGCGATTTGATCATCCTTGAAGCCAATCATAGCGAAACACTGACCAGTTCCCTGACAATTTCTACCGCTGGTTTACGCATTATGGGCCTTGGCACTGGCTCTACTAAGCCAGCGTTTACCTGTGATGCCGCCATCGATATGTTCAACATCACAGGTGCGAGAGTCGAAATCAATGGCTTGCGCTTTCCAGCCGGCACGACGGCTAACAACACATCACGTATCAATGTAGGGGCGGCAGGTATAAGAATCATTAATTGTGATTTCACCTGTGGGGCGAATGATCTTGAGAGCATTACCGTGCCAGATGCCGGCGACGACTGTGAAATCAACGGCTGCACGTTTACAATTTCAGCAGATGGCCCTGACGCCGCAATAGAAATAGAAAGTGCTAGTGTATTGGGCTTAAAAGTCATTGGCTGTACGTTTGATGGCGGTAGTTCTGATTTCGATGCAGCGGCCATAAATTCAGGTGTCGCGCATACTGAATTTCTCTATCGCGGCAATACGCTGACAAACAATGCCAGCATTATTCACACCGCCGCAGCAACTGGGCAGTGTATCGGTACAATTGCCGGTGACAGCTCTAGGGTGGAAGTCTAATGGCCATTGTGCTTGATATTCTAACCGCTGGATTAGTCGACAGCGCGGGTGATGTCCTTGCAAACGGTAAAGTCTACGTCTATGAGCCAGGTTCTACGACCCCAGCCAATGTTTACAACGACAATGATCTTACCGACCCGGCAAGCAATCCCATTACGCTAGATGCCGCTGGGAAAGCGGAAATCTATGTCAATGATCCGGTACGTTTGGTCATAGAGGATAGCGCCGGGAGTTCGATTAATGATTTAGAGTACGTGGGTGGCGGCGCATCGCTATTGCAGGATCTCACACTTGGAGCGAGCTCAAGCAACCAGCTCGTTATCAACAGCCGAATTGCAAGTGATCTTATCCCTAAGACTGCATCGACGTATAATATCGGTAGCTCTTCATTGCCATGGAAAGCCTTGTATATTGATGCCGGCACTCTTGATGGTGGTGCGGTGTACTTCAACGCCGCTGCGACGGCATTCATGAAAGCCAATGCTGCTGGCACGACGCTTGATTTTGGCGGGTTTACAACATTCACTCT